GCCGGATTTGGTATTGGTGCCAATCTTGTACGTTTCCCAGGAGGATTTTAAATATAAAAATATATTAATATAATTCATGAACTTTAACACGTATTATATTAATTTAGAAAAAGATAAATCAAGAAATGAAAACACAATTCAAGAATTAAAAAAGACAAATTTAACGTATAGTCGTTTTCAAGGAATAAATGGAGAAAGTGTCATGAAACAATCTTTAATAGATGAAAATATCATTTCGCCTTTTTGTAAAGCACTTTGTACAAACAAAACAATAGGGTGCGGTGTATCTCATTTGATGTTATATAAACATATCAAAGAAAATGATACAAATGATTATGCTTTAATTTTAGAAGATGATATTATTGTAACAAAACCTGAATTAAATTATCACCAAGAAATAGAAAAAATTATTCATGAATATAACACAAAGAAACCCAACTGGCAAATCATTCGTTTACATTCTATGGGATTTAACATGGGTTCTGCTGCGGCACAAATTATAAACTTAAAGTATATTGAAACACTTTCATCCATGAAATTATATTATCATATTGATATTCAACAAACATTATGTTATTTGATTGTAAATTTAAATACATTATTTGATACTAGGGATAAGGAAATCATATATAACATACCTATAAATAATGTATATATAGATAATCAAAAACTAGGATTCTATTTAAATAATCATGTTTGTTATCTGTTTAATATTATTATTTATTGTTATCATGTATTATTCTTTATAATTTTCATTATGATATACATTACGATAATACGACCATTTTCTTATTCAAAGCGTCGGAATAAAATCCCACTTTAATTCATCGCATATTTTTTTCCAAATTTCATCTTGTTCTATTTTCTTTTGCTCTTTTAGCATGGGAAAGTGCTTCAAATATTTATGTTCACCCAATAATTCACATAATTTATACAAAGTGTAATAATAATTAAGAAAGTTAACACGATCGGTTGGGCAAAATTTAGCATAAGGTACTTGTATATCAATAAATAAATTACACAATGTTTCTTCGAGCTGAGGGCTCATAATGGGAGGCTTGATTCCTAATTTGTCTTTAATAAACGTAATATGCTCATAAAATTTGTTGTATTTCAGTTTTTTCAAAATGTCCTTCGTCTTTTTGTTTGTTAATTCATGAATATTTATTCTTTCTTTCTTAATTTGAGCCTTTATATTTTCAATAATTTCTTCTGGAATATCAGTTGTTTCTTTTGCTTGAAATTGGGATAAAATCTCTTTAAAATGATTGATACGACGATATGCATAAAAAGAAATTTCTTTTGGTGGTTCTTTATAAGTTGGTTTGTCGTTGTGTATTAAGTATTTTAAAAATACATGACAATGATTACATATAAGAATACCATCGCTTGTAGATTGAATCATTTCTCCTTTGTTACACTTTGAACATAATTCATGTTCGCTGTCTAGTTTTAAATATGTATTGTTATAAATATCAAAATTGTTTTTTTTCATATAACTTTCAATACAATGATTGTATTCCGTTTCATTCATCATTTCATTCTTTTTTGTTTTATCAAAAAAACGATGAATCATCTTTTTAGGATTATTATTGGTTTCAATATCTTTTTTTACTTCAAAATATTGAAATAAGTCATTATAATTATCTAATAAATATTTGTTTATTTTTGACTCACATATTCTTATTTTACATTTTAATTTAGAAATTCTTTCTTCATAATTTAGAATCATATTATCGTCCTTTGTTTCCCCTATTTTTGTAACATATTCTTCGATTTTTGCATTATATTTGTCTATATTATTTTGCTCTTTTTGTTTAAATTGATCAACTTTATTTGAATATAATTGGTCTAATGTGACCTTATTTTTTTCCATATAATTATCTTTTATGTCTATTTTTTAAATTTTTAATACTTTATATTATTAATGCAACTAAATATGAAAGATTGTTCTCCTAAAGAATTTTCAAAGATGGTTTTTATTATGAACGCAATTGAGGATGGTTGGAATGTTAAAAAACGAAATGGGTTGTATATTTTTTCAAAGCACAATGGTAAAGAAAAACAAGTATATGAAGAAAAATATTTAGAACAATTTGTAAAAAAATATTTTAAATTTAATTAATTTAGGAATTTATATTTTTTTTTCTTTTAGTATTGTATAAAAAACAATGGGAGGAGGTTTGATGCAATTAGTCGCTTATGGCGCCCAAGATGTATATCTTACGGGTAACCCACAAATCACATTCTGGAAGGTGACTTATCGTCGCCACACTAACTTTGCCATGGAATCGATTGAGCAAACTTTCAACGGCCAAGCCGATTTCGGTCGTCGGGTAACATGCACCATTTCGCGTAATGGTGATCTTGCTTACCGCACATACCTTCAAGTAACTCTTCCTGAAATCGGTCAATCCCTTGCTAACACCGCTGATGGCAGTGTATATGCTCGTTGGTTAGATTTCCCTGGTCATCAACTTCTTGAAAACGTTGAAGTCGAAATTGGTGGTCAACGCATTGAGAAACAATATGGTGATTGGATGCACATTTGGTGCCAACTTACCATGAGCGACAACCAAGAATCGGGCTACTACAAGATGGTTGGTAACACCACCCAACTTACATTTGTAACTGATCCTAACTTCGCTGATGTTGATGGACCTTGTGATTCGGATGCTCCTCGTCAAGTATGCGCTCCTCGTAACGCTCTTCCTGAAACCACTCTTTACGTTCCTCTTCAATTCTGGTTCTGCAGCAATCCTGGCCTTGCTCTTCCACTCATTGCTCTTCAATACCACGAAGTCAAGATTAACCTTGACCTCCGCGCCATTGATGAGTGCCTATGGGCGGTAAGTGACTTAGGTGCGAGTGATGGCACTGACAGCAAAGTTTCGTCTGCTTACGCTCAATCTCTTGTATCGGCGTCTCTTTACGTTGATTACATTTACCTTGACACTGATGAACGCCGTCGTATGGCCCAAAACCCACACGAATACCTTATTGAACAACTTCAATACACTGGTGCGGAATCCGTTGGTTCGTCGGCTAACAAAGTTCGCCTCAACTTCAACCACCCGTGCAAAGAACTTGTATGGGTTGTCCAACCAGATTGCCACGTTGATTACTGCGCTTCGCTAACTGGCGGCAATGTTCTTTACAAGGCTCTTGGTGCTCAACCATTCAATTACACTGATGCGGTTGATGCTCTTCCTAACTCGATCAAGGCGTTCGGTGGTGCGGCGGCGATTGAAGGATCGAATGCTTTCATCAACAACCAACTTTTCGAAGACGAATCGGCGGGTGGCACGGCCACTGCTTCGTATGTATCGGATGCGGGCACCTTTGTGCTTGCGGAAACATCGCTCCCTATGCACTGCTGGGGTGAGAATCCAGTTGTAACTGCCAAACTTCAATTAAATGGCCAAGACCGATTCTCGGAGCGTGAAGGCACATACTTCGACCAAGTTCAACCATGGCAACACCACTCCCGTTCCCCAGACACTGGTATCAACGTTTACTCGTTTGCTCTTCGCCCAGAAGAACACCAACCATCGGGAACATGCAATATGTCGCGCATCGACAACGCCACTCTTCAACTTGTTCTCTCGAACGCCACGGTTGAAGGCACAAACACAGCGAAGGTCCGTGTTTACGCTCGCAACTACAATGTACTCCGTATCATGTCGGGTATGGGCGGTCTTGCGTACAGTAATTAAATAAACTATAATTTTAAAAATTGATTTAATATAATCTTTCTAATCATATATGTATTAGATGAATCAAGAGATTATATTAAATTATAATAAAGCATTACAATTGTATCATGATAAAATTGTGGTAAGCAGTATTCATAACGATGAAGATTTGTGTTTTAATACGATGATACGTGAATATATTTATGCGATTAAAAAATGTTTTAAAGAAAATAATATAATGCATATATCCACAAATGAATGTATCTTTGGATTAAATTTGGTTATACCCTTCAAATATGCTCCGCTTATTCCTCCTTTTTCAAGATTTATTTATCATTATAAATTTGGATTTCATAAACGATTGATTATGCTTGAACATTATTTTGAAAAGAATCAAGAAGATTATACGAATTTATTTCAAACTCGTATGAATTTAGACAAAAATTTTATTATTGTTCGTCATCTTCCTTTACCACCCGAAATTAAATCCATTATTTCTACTTTTGTTTATGTAGATTTAAAACAATATGATGATATAAGAAACAAATATCAAGAATTAAGATATAAAATAAAAAATAAATAAAAATGATTGCGTTATATTTTTAATAAACATATAATTAATTTAATATTATGAAAATAAAATATTAAATATATATATATAAATGCCTTATATCCCAAGAGTACAATCGATTATAAATAAAGCCGACGCGTGCAGTGCTGGTAACAAAAAAGCTGGTTTAGTAAATACTAGCGATTATCCAAATATTTTAAGAAGTTTTTTAAAATCAAAGACATCAACGAATATTTTATTTAGCGCAACATCAGGTAATTGTTGTAATGGAAGTAGCGCCTCTTCAAATACTACTAATGCTGACTATGTGTTTTCGCAACCATCAGACGAGACTCTCCATATTGATGGCACATATTCATATACTTCCGCTGATTTTGGTAGTCAAGATTATGTTGCCGTAAATGGTATTTTACACGGTGTGTTTATTATACCTTTATTTGATAACTCTGTAGAACGAAAACAAATTGGCCATTTATCATGGGATATTTTAGCAGAAACAGAAGATGTAACCAATTATGGAAGTGTAGATGTACCTTGTCATGATCATCTAATATTAACATTAGGTATGGATGATAGTGCTTATACGTGCCATGGTTCTGCTCTTAGCGTATCAACCGGTGGATATTACGATGAAGGAAAAACATATGAATTCTGTTTATATGGTTGCAATGGTGAAAAAACGAAGGTAGTTATTACAAACGTTGGAGAAGGAAAGAGAGAAGTAGTTGTTGAAAGAATAAATGACAATACTCATGTCGATGCCGTTGTCGATGGCACATATTCATATACTTCTGCTGATTTTGGTAGTCAAGATTATGTTGACGTAAATGGTATTTTGCACGGTGTATTTATTATACCTTTATTTGACAATGCTGTACAACGTACACAAATCGGTTATTTATCATGGGATATTTTAGCAGAAACCGAAGATGTAACCAATTATGGGAGTGTAGATGTACCTTGTCATGACCACATAATCGTATCATTTGGCATGGATAATGATGCGTATACATGCCATGGTTCTGCTCTTAGTGTATCAACCGGTGGATATTATGATGAAGGAAAAGTATACGAGTTCTGTGTTTACGGTCGCAATAATGAAGAAATGAAGATAGCTATTACAAACGTTGGAGAAGGAAAGAGAGAAGTAGTTGTTGAAAGTATCAGTAACTACGTCCAGACGAATAATAGTATCGATGGAACATATTCATACCTTTCTTCCGATTTCGGTAGTCAAGATTACGTTGACGTAAATGGTATTTTACATGGTGTATTTATTATACCTTTATTTGACAACGCAGCACAACGTACACAAATCGGTTATTTATCATGGGATATTTTAGCAGAAACAGAAGATGTAACCGATTATGGAAATGTAAGTGTATCTTGCCATGATCATTTAATCGTATCGTTTGGTATGGATAACGACGCTTATACATGCCATGGTTCCGCCCTTAGTATATCAACTGGTGGTTATTATGATGAAGGAAAAGATTACGAATTCTGTGTATATGGTGACAATGGTGAAGAAATAAAGATCGTTATTACAAACGTTGGAGGAGGAAAGAGAGAAATGGTTGTTCAAAAACTTAGCAATTAAATCACATTTTTTGTAATTGAATAATAAATATAGTTATATATTTATTATTTTTATAACAATCAAGAAAATAAAAAATAAATGTAAATGAATGATTATTACTATAAACTTATTATTCAATATATCCATATTAAGGATAGAGTTATATTGAATAAAAACAATCGTTATTTAATGGGAGAAAAAAAGAAACAAAAATGGCTAAATCATTATATATTAATTTTACTTCATAATGGATACACATGTTTTCGTTATTGCGTTTGTCATGTAGCAGACCAAGAAGATTTATATCATTATTATATTTCTTTAACAAATCAACTTATATAATACGATTTGAACAAAGATTCGACTTTTTCACAATTTGATATTTTGACAAGAGTATCTAAGATTAGGTCATATATACACCCCCTCGCAACCGAAGCACAAGGTGAAGAGTTGATTCCTTTTGAATATTGTAGTCAGAGATACTACGTCCATCTTCCAATTGTTTTCCAGCAAAAATCAAACGTTGTTGATCCGGTGGGATTCCTTCTTTATCTTGAATTTTTGTTTTTACTTGTTCAATCGTGTCATTTGGTTCTACTTCAACTGTAATTGTTTTTCCAGTCAAGGTTTTGATGAAAATTTGCATTATAATAAAAGAGAATATTAAAATTTATTTAAATCATTATAAAAAATCAAATAACAATCGTCTAATTTTCATACATTCTTTATAATTTGGCTCGTGTTTACTACATTGTTCTTCGTATAGTTGAAATAATTGTTTCTTCACTTGTATATAATGTTCTAAAGATGAGTTTGGAATATCTTCTAATTTTAATTTTGATTTTGTGTTTGTATAAAAATAGTTCATAAACATGATATTATGATTGAGATACATTAAATGTGGGTAAATTACTACGCAAATTGGAATCATTCAAACAATTATTGGTTTGTTCATCATTTTTACATAAATACATCGGTTTGATGGGCGTATAAAATTGCTTAAATAATTTGAAAAACATACGAAATACATTATTACTACTTTGAATGATTGTAAATTGTAATTTTTTTTCTAATATATCCTTATTTTGTTTGAATATATCAGAATATTCTTTTAATAACTTTAAATTTGTAGGCATTTTAAGTTTACCAACATGAAAATAAAGACAACAACGAGTTACTTTTTTTTCACGAAATAATGACATCGTTTCATTCATTTTTGTTAAAAAAGCAACCGTTCGTAAATCGGTGATCTGTTTACCATTTGCAACAAATTTACATACTAGAATATCACCCATATTGACATTTTCATAATCAAAAAATGATTCTATGGACATAATGATAACTTTTATTATAAAACTTTATATTTTTATTTCTATATTTTATTTAATGTAAATAATCTATTCATATTATTCGCTTCCATACTCTCGATTGGTATTTGATACAATGTATCAATTTGTTCCTTCGAACGAAAACGAAAACTAAAATGTTTATTTTTTTCTTGTCTACCAATTCTTCCAATACATTGTATTGTTTTTTCTTGACTCAGATTTTTCATATCCTTTCCAAGATAACAATGACTGAATTGATAATTTGTACCATAAATATAATCGCTATTTGCAATAATAAGATACAATGATTTTTGTTCTGCCAAATGTTTTATGTATTCAATATATTTGTTATTTTCTTCTTGGGCGTCAGCAGTGGTCATTGAATCACATGGCATAATGTCATTTGAAAATACACCAATACCCATTAACAAAAGTATTTTATATAAAGGATGAATCGTGTATAATTCCATAATCTTTTTAATATATGTATCTTCAACGTGTGAAGTACATACATCACATGAATCATAATCATTGTCCTTACACCATCGTTGATAATGATCGCGTGTATTAGGTTTATATTGATTATCTAAATGAAGACTATGTATTTTATGTTCTAATGTTTCGATTTGTCGGTTTAGTTCTATGATATCAGGTGGAAATCTCATGTGTTCCATCACTTTATCATTGTCTTTATATTTTTCTATTTTATCTTCATAATCTTTCCTCTTTTTACTTAGCATTGTCGATGTTATTGTATTTTCTTCTATTTTTGAATGAATTTCAGTTAATATTTTAGGATTTATTTTACTTATATGAAGCAAATATTTACAAATATTTTCTACTTTATCCGAAACATACAAACTAGGTCCATTGGTTAAACTACACGCATGTTTTGTTGTTAAATCGCATCCTATTTTATCATCACAAGTCGTTGATAATGGATACAAGGATACATAATGAGCAAATATATTGGACCATTTTGTTGAAGGTATACACATCAAAATGCGAACGTATACTTCTTTAATATTTATCATAGATACATCATTTATATTTATAAATGAGCGTGAAACAATATCTGAATCAAAATGTTTTTGGTAATATAATATGAATTTTGCGCATTCATTACAATTGTAAAACTTATAATATTTTTTTCCTTGATATGTGAGAAAGTCAACCATTTGTTGATAATCTTCAAAATACGTATGAGGCATAATAATATTTCCATATTCATCATATATCATTAGATTTGTTGTTTGGTCAAATGATTCAATGTATTCCACTTGTGATTGTGGAAATTTACTTTGAAAAGAATGAATTACATTTTGTATATTTTCCATTTTAGGAAGAGTTGCGCATGAAAAGACAACATTTGGTATTTGATTTATATACCAAATATAATGTATTTTATCATGTAAATGATGGTATGGTGTATCCAAACCAATCGTTGGTTCATCCCAAAACAAAATAATATTTTCCAACGAATGAAATGATTTCATATATAACATTGCGTATTCAAATGACATCAAATCACATATCATCAATTCTACTTTGGTTCCATCACAATGGTCGGGTTGTTTATGATTATTTACAGTTTTATAACTATTTATCGCATTATAATTGAGACGAATGTGTTGTACATCATTACAACCAAACGCAAAACCAATTTTCTTTTTCAAGTAATATCCATTTTTTGCCAAACTTAATCCAATATGTTTTGAGGCACATACGAAGAGGACTTTATATTCATTACACAATGAAATCGGTGATAATGTTTTCCCAGAAGCGGTTGGAGCACAATACAAAATAAATTTGGGATGTTTTGATTTTTGTTGAAATATACGAAAAATTTCTTTTTGATGTTCATATAAAGTATAATTTTGATATTGAAATATGGCATTATGTTCGATAAATGAAGATACGTGTTTCAATATCATTAAAATTGACACATCATTCATAAATGTTTCCATAATATGTTCAACAACTAATTTTAAATACTTATTTAGATATTCATGATAATTTTTGTACAATATATGAATGTTATACAAGAATAATCCATATTTTTTATCTGTTTTATATTGAGGTTTTTTTTGCATTATTTTTACCATTTTTTTTATTTCATCTAACAAGACAAATTCAATTAATTGGGTATTGTATGAATCCTTCGCAAATAAGCGCAATGAATTTTTCATTTTGATTTGAGTTGATTTTGTAATTGTTTGTTTATTTTTATCTTTTTGAAATGAACGCAATAAATCTTTGAGTTGTAACACATTTGTTTTATTCATTTTTAACAACAATGGTTCAAGAACTTCTTCATATATAAAACTATCATATTTTGATTCTATGTTTAAAAACGAATTCAAACATAAATAAGGCGTATATTGAACTGAAGGATTATTAAAACCATTTTGAATCATATTTAAAATATTTTGTTCTTTTGGATTCGAAATTGGTTCTTCCATTTTACACCATTCTTCTTTGGTTAGTTTTTTTTGATTCAGAAAATCCATAATGTGTTTTCATATTTATCATATAATATGAAATCAATTTTTTCATATTATTTAAACATCAATAAATCATGTTCATTTCCTGTTGTAGGAAACAATTTGTCTCCATACACTTCTTGTAGTAATAACCATTCAAACATACCACCAGCATAAATTTTGACATGGGTGATACCCAATTTTATAAACTGAGTATATTTCTTATATACAGTTTGGTCTCTATTATTTTTACCATATACAACAACTTTTGTCTTTGATTTATATTTGGATGATAACAAAGAATTTACTTTTTTCTCTTCTTCGTGTGCTTTTAATGTACCAGGAATTAAACAATGTTGACAAGATTCATGTAATGTATTAATAAAAAATGATTCGTTATTTGATTTTATTTCTTCTTGTACTTCTTCAAAGCTACAAATTGGTAAACTTTTTGAATTACCCATATAGTATATATTATAATGATTGTGTTTAATTAACTAAATTTCACAATTATTTCAACGTTTTCTTGACGAAATGTTTTAATTGCATTAATGGATAATTCTTCCCTTCTTTTACGAGTATTGCTTTGATTTGTATTTTTATCTTGTTTTCTAGTTTTAGATAAACTATTATTTTCATTCATGTCTGTTTCAATGTTATCATAATGTTGTGCAATGTAATCAATAATATTATTTTCCAATGCCCATTTAAAAAAATTCATTTGTCCAATTGTAGTTTCAAACGAATATTCGCTATTTGGTGTAATAGGTACTTGTATACGTTCCCATCGACAAAATGGATCAAATCTTTTTTTACTGTATGCCTTTAATTTTAATTTATAATCTTCATATACCTTGAATCGGTTACTTTTATTGGTTTGAATCATTGTAAAATTCTTTTTAGAATAATTTGTTGAAAACCAGTCTACAATTCGTAATGAGATTTTAGAAGTCCCATTTATAATAGAAAGCATTTTATCTAAATTACCATCTTTATAATAAAATTCGAGTAATTTATTCAATAAAATATCATTTTGACTATGAATTGATGTATTCATTACAACCATTTAAAAAGAAGGGTTTAAGTATTTTAAAATATTAATTAAAATGATTTATTTATTGAAAGAATACATAGAAAAAGACACATGCGATATAGATAAAGTAAAAGAAGAACTCATTGATTTATATAGTCAATTATCTATTTGTAATACAATATCAAACGATGATTTTCTAGAAATTGTAAAGAATAATACTATATTTGTTGAAGTACAAAATAAACACATTATAGGAGCAATTACGATTTTATTAGAAAGAAAAATAATCCATTCTGGTAAACACGTGGCACATATTGAAGATGTTGTTGTAAACAAACAGCACAGAGGTAAACAGATTGGTAAACAACTATTATTATGGGCATGTGAATATGCAAAACAACAAAATTGTTATAAAGTAATTTTAAATTGTGATGATCGTATTCGAGTTTTTTATGAAAAATGTGGATTTAAAGCAAAAAATATAGAAATGAGTTTGTATTTTGATTGATGTTATTAAACTTTTCAAAAATTATGATAAATTAAGAGTTATTTTTAATGCTTGGTTTAGGGAGGGTGGGCATTGTTTTGAACTGTCGATTATTTTAATTAAAAAATAGTTGGGTGGTAACGTTTAGGGATACCATGTTTTTCAATATGTTGCATAGCTTTTTCGTATGCTTTTTGGGCGGCGCTTTTATTATCATTTGTTGTCGTTGCTTCGATGCTAGCTCTGTTCGCGTTGGCGGCGGCTATGGCTGCGGCTCTGGCTTTGGCTGCGGCTCTGGCTTTGGCTGCGGCTGCGGACATTCCTCCTCTACGGGTCACCCTTGTTCTTAGTTTTTTTGTTTTTCTATTTTTGTTTTGTTTTCTACCACTTTTTCTAATTTTGTTTTGTTTTCTTGATTTTCCCATTTATATATATATATTATTTTTTAATATATACATATTGAAGATTCTAGTATATATTAAAAAATTTAAATAGTAATATTTAGATATAATAAATGAGTGATATAGATGAATTAAAAAACCTTTATACCACAAAGCAAAAAAGTATTGATATACACAAAGAAAAAATAAATGTGTTAGAACACGAATTAGATGTAATTAATAAACAAATTATATCCATTTGTACACATCAATGGGAATATGAACGACCTTGTATATATGAAAAAGGATATTATTATTGTTCTATTTGTGGTACAACAAAATAAATGAGTTCTTTAATGGTATTTATATATTAAGATTTCCTTGTTTTCTTTCTTCTTTTTTTACCAGCACCGATTTTTTTCATTTTTTTCCGTGTAAAACTGGGATTTGATACGAACCGTTTAAATTTATTTGTTAATGTACTTTTGTCATCACACGAAATATGTTTATCAGATTTAGATACACCTGCAAAATGAAACTTACCATTTTCCGTATTGTTGTTATAATCAGATAAGTAGGATGTTTTAATATGTTCTAAAAGTTTACATATAATCTCTTCATCTCGGTTTGATTCATGTTCTGTATGTAAATTTAATAAATGTGTATATTTAGATTTTAAATCATTAAATGTAAGTTGTGTTTTATTGCGATCCCACTCATGCCATAAATCCTTCGATTCCCATGCTATTTCAGCAGATGGCCTTAATAATTTTTCTATCAAATTTAGATCTTGATTTAGATCTTGTTTTCTCTTTTCAAAAATGCTAGAATAGAACTGAGCTATTTCATCAAATTTTAAATCTTTACCTTCTATATCCTTTTTATATCTATATAACAAATATAATATATATACTGTCATTAAACCTATATTAATACCAGAACCTGATAAAAAATGTACCTTTATCAACGAATCTCCTACAAATACAAGTGGTGTATCTTCTTCAAGTATCTCATGTATATCATAATTTTCATTTGTTGTGGCTCGTCCATTTTCCATGTGTTGCATTTTTTTCTTCATATTTTTTACCTCAATCGCAAATTTATATACTGGGTGTTTGCGTATTTCATAAAGAATCCGTTCTTTTTTTGTGTCATCTAATGAATGAAAATATTCATCTAAATCATAAAAAACATCTTCCAATTGCATTGATTGTATTGATTGCCTTGATTGCATTGCGTTTGATACTTTTATGTCAAACTTATTCGCAAACTCACTCATTGTTACAAACTCAACATTGTCTACATAACGCGAAAGTCCAATAAATTTAAAAGCGATAGCAAACAAAGCTTTATCACTCATCATAAATAGTTCTTTCAATATTAAAATTTTATTTTGAGTAATGTTACTACTATCCTCGCTTTCTTCATCCCTTCTATTTTTCAGTACATTAATATTTAATATATTATATACATCAACATCGGGGAATAAATCTTTACAAACTGTATCAAAAAAATTAACAATTTCATTTTCATCCTTATCCAATATAGTAATATTTTCTTTATAAAATATGTTTGGGGTATTATCATTTTTATCTACAGATTCTTCCTTTGTATCTACATATGTAAGATCTATCGTAAAGGTTGATATTTTTAAATTTCCCCAATTTAATTCATCATTATAACTTATATTATTCATAGTTAAAATCATTTTTATAAAGTTTATTAATTGATCTTTTTGTAATTCATATTCATCACTTATATCTGAAATTTTATATCTACCCCCATCATTGTCTTTTTTTTTATAAGTATTAAATTCTGATTCAGTTAAATTAATACCTAAATAATAGGCATAATTCTTATTGTTATTGGAAGAATTCTTTCTATCATCATCACTTAATTTTTCAGTACAATAATTTGATATTCCTTCCGAATCATACTGAGGAAATAATCTCCAACGATGTTGTTTATCAATATAAGAAGTTTTTGAGTCTATGGTTTCATAATTCTTTAAAAAACTACATGGTATATGTACAGTCATTCCATAATTTTGTGGCGGTTGAACATTTTGTTGCGTTGGATCATTTAGTGGTAGATCTTTATATGTTGGTATCTTCTTTGTTCGGTTCATTGATTTAAGAAGTGCTGTTTCATCTCTATCAGAATAAATGTTAGGTGTACCTGTCGCAACAATAATGAAGTCTGATTTTGGTAAAAAACTTCCGTTTGATTTTAATTGTGAGATAAGATTTATACCAAACTTAATTGTTATATTATTCTTTTTTTTACACAAATTATATAAACTATCTTGTAAATTAAATATGGATATAGTTCTATGTTTCAATGTAACATCATTTGAAGCCGGTTTATTACATCCTACTCCTAGCAATTTCGACGGTTCAGGTGTAACAGATGTCTTTGTTTGATCTTCGGCTTTAAAGGTTCTTACAAACTCGTCAATTTCTATATTTCTCATTTTTGATGAAAAAACTGATGATGCAGAAAGCATAAATTTTATTTTTTCACTAGTTAATACGTTTTTTATTGCATCTTTCCATTGTTCCCATTTACTAGATTCTTCTTCATTATTATTAATATAACAACCCACTATAATATTAATTTCAATATCAAAAAATTTTGCTCCGCCACCCAAAGCGGATTTTTTCGTATTTTGATCTATTGAAAATGATACTAGTCTAGAAGGCACTGTGTGTCGAAGATATATTCTATCTGCGGAATAGTAATAATTATTATGTTTTGATACTTCTCCTTCTAATACTTGTCCTGAAACAAGTTTACTTATAATCTTTTCCATTTCTTTCTTCATTTTAGCATTAAACGATACAGAAGAACGAAACTTTACATCTATTTGTAATCTATAATTATATGGTGAAGTTCCTGTATTATTTATCGCATCTGGATAACCACATGATGAAGAATTCATTTTATTTTCAATAATTTCAATATGTTCTCGAGTTTCAAGATTATATTTTTCAAGTGTAGCAAAATCAAGATCAGGATGGATATCACGTATATGTTCTTTATGTTGTTCAGTTAAATTAAATGCACTATAATCATCATTATGTTTAGTTGCTAAATATAAAACTTGAGGTCTTATATTATATTTATCCTTTGTTCTTTTTTCATATACAGTTACATCATTAGATTTATCTTGTGAAAATAAATATGCAGCATATAATCCAACTGGTCCTGCGCCAATAATTGAAATTTTTTTTTGTATTTTTTTTTGTTCTTCTTCTTTTTTTGATTCCATTATATTAATATGCTATAAAAATTAACTATTATAATTTTGTAATTTTAAATTGTTTTGACTGTTTAAAGTATTCATGATTCTCATTACGGCGTTGTAAATTACATCCAAGGCAACTAATACAAGTATTTGATTCGTAATGTCCCAAATTATTATTGAATCGTTCCAAAGACCATTGATTTTTTTCATTTTTGTTTTTGTAAATTAAAATCAAATCTTTCTTACAATAATAACACTTTAATTCGCTTTCGTATATTTTTTTCAATAATTCATCATACGTAATATGTTGTGATTCATCATACCGATTCTTCTTTTTGTCTTGACTTTTATAAGATGAATGTTTTTTTTTGATTTCTTGTGTTAGTACATGATTATAAGAAAAATCGTTATTATGATATATGTTGTTAATATACGTAATATGATTTTGTATATTATATAGTTCTTCATCATCATGAATTGTTTTTTTTAAAAATGGGTCATCAAATACTATTTTTCTCATTTATATTCAATGATAAAAATAATGTTTAAACACTTAAAGACATAATTATACAATATGAGTTCAAAAGATGATACAAAATCAGCATGTAAAGATTATAATAGTTTACAATATAAAACATTAATCATGACGGGAAATACGTTTGAAACAAATATTGTAAATAGCGCAAATGAGACGAAACTTAATTCATTTTTAATGCAAGAAATGAAAGAACACAAAAAACAACAATGGAATAAATTAACAAAAACGGAAAAATTAAAAAAAGCAAACACATTTGTAGATTCTGTATTGAAAGATGAACATACTCTAAGTCCAAGCGAATGTATACAGACTAAGCGTTATTTAAATATGTTAATTGAACGGAAAAAACTAACCAAAAATTCAGAATTGACGTATAACGAAGAAACCGGAATCATTGAACATATTGACCTATTATTATTTAATCAAAGTGCAAGAAAATTTACACTAAACAAAGAAGTAAAAAAAAAACCAGCTCCAAAAAGTAAAACGGTTAAGAAGACAAAACCATTGGAAGAATCTAAAACTAAAATTGAAAATGAAGTTAAAAAGGATACAATATCTAATACAAACAATGAATGAGGAAGATAAAATTAACTTTTATGATTCTTTACAAGAAGTAATCCAAACAATTATGGACAATATTGATCCATTATTTTATCATGATTATAAATTTGATGAATATTTAAAAAACGAAGTATTTGTCCATTTTGATTTGGTTCTTGAAGAAGATATGTTCAATACATTATACGAAGAGAAAGTAGAATCGATCTTTTTAAAAAATAATTGGGTAAAACGGTCTTATCTTCTTTCGGATGCGAGATTTGACCATACAAAAGACTATTCCCAACAAATACAATATTTGAAAAGCGTTCCACAGCCAGCGCAAAAAACTGAAGAATGGTACTCTTTTCGTAAAAATCATTTAACCGGGAGCAATATATGGAAAACATTATCATCTCAAAGTTGTATCAATCAATTAATATACGAAAAACTAGCTCCAAGTGTTTCTGGAACAAAACGGAATTCATTATCAGAAAGTCCATTAAATTGGGGTCATAAATATGAACCATTAACTTGTTTATTCTATGAATATTACAATGATGTGGTTGTAGAAGAATTTGGGTGTATTCCTCATAAAACAATCCCATTTTTAGCAGCATCACCAGACGGAATTGTAACTTCACCAAAAAACAATGGACGAATGGTTGAAATTAAAAACGTGGTATCTCGTGAAATTACAAAAATACCAAAAATGGAATATTATATTCAAATGCAATTACAAATGGAAGTATGCGATTTGCCTGATTGTGATTTTGTAGAAACAAAATTTGTAGAATATGAATCGGAAAACGATTTTTGGAAAGATAAATATAATTTAAAAAAAGGCATGATCATTGTGTTTGTCAAAGACAATGAATCCTTTTTATATGAATATGCACCATTGTTTCATAATACCGAAAAAGAACTTGATACATTCACAAAAAAAACATTTGAAAAATACAATTTGGATTGTCCCCAAATAGAAACAAATGGCATTCGTTGGTTTCGTACTATTTATTGGAAACTAGATGTATATTCCTGTGTATATGTTCCTAGAAACAAGATGTGGTTTTCCAAAGCATTTCCTAAAATGAAAGAAACATGGGATTTGATTGAACATGAATTGTCTGACCCTAATGCGCACGAAAAGTATAAACCGAAATCAAAAGAAAAGAAAGAAAATAAAGATACAAAAACGAATGAAATAATAGAGTTATAAGTGTTTGTTTGAAATGGATTTAAAAATGTAATGATACTTTTTTAATATTATGACTCAAAGATCAAGCCATAATGTTATCGATATGTTTGTTACCAAGCGAGATGGAAAAGAAGAAATCATGAATAATAAAAAAATTTTAGAAAGAACTAAAAAAGTAGGAGAACGATGCGGAGTAATAATCGATTATACCATGTTGATTCAAAAAGTAATGGACCAACTATTTAACAAAATAAAAACATCCGAAATAGATGAACTAATGTGTCAAATATGCGCGTCGATGGGAACAACCGATTATAATTATTATAAATTGGCAAGTGCATTATGTATATCAAATCATCAAAAAGAAGTAAGTTCCGATTTTGTAGAAAATTATGAAAAAATATATAATAAAAACGAAGGATATTTAAGCGAATCGTTTTTCATGATAATTCGCAAACATGCGAACGTATTTCGTTCTTTTATTGATGACAATAAAGATTATGATATTGATTTTTTTGGGTTTAAAACACTAGAACGAGCATATTTAATGAAAAAAGACAACAAAATTTGTGAGCGAATTCAGCATTTGTGGCTAAGAGTAGCGATACAAATACATGGAGAACATTTGGAAAAAGTAAAAGAAACCTACCAAGGATTATCCAATAAATATTTTATTCATGCAACACCTACTCTTTTTAATTCTGGAACAAAACGACCACAATTGAGTTCATGTTATTTGTTGGCAATGGAAGATGATTCCATACAAGGAATTTTCAATACATTACAAGATTGTGCTTCCATTAGCAAATGGGCCGGTGGTATTGGTCTTCATATTCACAACATTCGTGCAAAAAATACAAAAATTATAGGAACAAATGGTAAATCAAATGGCATTGTACCCATGTTGAAAGTATTTAATCATACAGCTCGTTATGTTGATCAAGGTGGGGGAAAACGAAGTGGTAGCTTTGCTATTTATTTGGAACCATGGCATGCCGATATTGAAGATTTTTTAGAATTACGTAAAAATCATGGCGATGAAGAAATGCGAGCACGAGATTTATTTTATGCTTTATGGATTCCTGATTTATTTATGAAAAAAGTAGAAAAAGACGATTATTGGTATTTGATGTGTCCGAATCAATGTCCTGGACTGAGTGAATGTTTTGACGAAGCATTTGAAATTTTGTATAATCGCTATATTGATGAAGGAAAATATAACAAAAGAATTAAAGCACGAGAGTTATGGTTTCAAATATTAGATAGTCAAATGGAAACTGGAACTCCTTATATGTTATATAAAGATTCTATTAATCGTAAATCGAATCAACAAAATATTGGAATGATTAAATCTTCTAATTTATGTTGTGAAATTACCGAATACAGTGATGAAAATGAAACCGCTGTTTGTAATTTAGCAAGTATTGCATTAAGTCAATTTGTAAAACCAATTTGTAAATTAAATTGCGAAAAAGAGATTAAAATATATAGTAAATCATCATGCGTGTATTGTAAAATGGCAAAAGCATTAATGCGTGATTTTGGATTAACCTATGAAGAGATTATCATGGATGAAGATGAAACAAGACAATCTTTTTATAAAGAACAAAGTGAATTATTGAAAACTGAAATTAAAAGTGTACCTCAAATTTTTATGGATTCGCTATATATTGGTGGATATCAACAACTAAAAGAAAAATTATTTTATGAATTTGATTTTGTAAAATTACAAAATATTACAGAAATTGTTACTGAAAATTTAAACCATATTATTGATTGTAATTTTTATCCAACTGAAAAAACCTATATTAGTAATATGAATCATCGACCAATTGGTATTGGTGTTCAAGGATTAGCAGATGCGTTTGCGAAATTAGATATTGCTTATGATAGCGATGAAGCTCAGCAACTAAATAAAGATATTTTTGAAACTATCTATTTTGGAGCAATGAAAAGAAGTAATGAATTAGCAAAAACGCGAAATGACTCTATACTTCAATTACAACAAGAATTTATGTTTGATTTATTTTCAAATATAGAAGGATATTTACAATGGTTTGTCCCTTTTTTTAAGAAAAAATATTACAGTAAAGATTTTATTTATTTTGAAAAAGTAAGCAAAGAATATAAAATATCAAAAAACATAACTGATTTATATCATAATACAAAACCAACGATGGAAGAAATATTTGGAAAACGCTTGTATAAAATATTTTCAGATTATATTGAAAAACAAGAAAACATAAATCAACATAACTATCATTTATATGACAGTTGTGATGAAAATTATAATCTGTTTTTACGTCATGATAAGCATCATGGTGCGTATTCTTCATTTGAAGATTCTCCATTAAGTAAAGGAAAATTTCAATTTGATCTTTGGAATGTAAAGCCGAGTTCAAGATATGATTGGGAATCATTGCGTAATTCTATTCAAGAATATGGTGTACGAAATTCGTTATGTGTGGCTCCAATGCCAACTGCTTCAACCAGTCAAATATTGTCAAATAATGAATGTTTTGAACCGTTTACAAGCAATATTTATTCACGGCGTACCTTAGCAGGAGAGTTTGTAGTAATTAATAAACATTTAATGAAAGAATTAAATGAACGTGGATTATGGAATCATGAATTGAAAAATAAAATTATTGAACAAAAAGGTTCAATTCAAAAAATTGAGGAAATTCCATCTTCCATTAAAAAAAAATATAAAATTGTATGGGATATGTCTATGAAACGTTTAATTGATATGGCAAAAGATAGAGGAGCTTTTGTATGTCAAAGTCAATCGATGAATTTATGGGTTGAAGACCCAAATTATAAAAACTTAACATCCATGCATTTTTATGCTTGGAGATCAGGATTGAAAACGGGTATTTACTATTTAAGACGCAAAGCAAAACACCAAGCACAACAATTTACAATTGAACCAAATCAAGTGTTACAAGAATCTTCCGAAGAATGCGAAATGTGTTCAGGTTGAAGTGATTTCACTTTAAATGATTTACGATGATATGGGCTATATCCATACATTCTTATTCCATTTAGATGTTCTTTTGTTCCATAGCCCTTATTCTTGGATAATTTATATTTTTCCTCGTAATCCGGATATGTAGAAATAAATGATTCAATATATACATCTCTTTCAACTTTTGCCAAAATAGAGGCCGCGCTTATTTGCTTATATATACTATCCCCTTTTACAATACATTTGTAATTTATTTTATATAATTTATCAATATAGAAATAAAAGAATTCGTTGAAATAATTTCCATCGACACAAATAAGAATTTGTTCAAACCAAGTTGGGTCAAAGTCGACACCCTTACTTTCAATATATTGTTGAATTACATTTTTAATACTTTTATGCATGCTTCGCTGTGTTGCTTGTAATATATTCATTTCGTCAATTTCCAAATGTGTACAAGAATCGATACTATAAAATGTAGTATGTTCTTTGATATAATCATAAACTTGTTTTATTTTTTTTTTAGATGTAAATTTTTTACTGTCTTTTAAAAGAGATAAGTCAAAATCATGCGTTGGTAATATAACTGCGCTTGTATATACGTCTCCAAATAATGGGCCTCTTCCAGCTTCATCAACTCCTATAATTGTATATTGATTTGTCATTTATAATTATATTTAACAAGTTATTACATTGTATCAATTTTTTTACAATAAAATATAATATATAATATATAGAAGAATGTTTTTCAAACAAAACTGGTGTTTAGCGGTCTTATTGTTAATTATTATTCTTATTTTTTCATTTTTTTCAGAATACAGAAAAAATGTATTTGATACAAAAGTTGCTATTTATGAAGGTCTTCAAAATAACGACCAAAATGATTCCAGTAATAATACAGTTGTTGCGTCTTCGGATAGCGCCGCTCCTGTTTCGGGGGAATGTTCTATGGTTCCTGCTTGTTATGATACCGTATTAGATGATAATACCTTGTTCCAAAGTCAAAATAACAGTGATAAATATATGTTAAAATCACAAATTGTACCCCCTGTATGTCCTGCTTGCCCTAGTTTTTTCGTTGAAAATGATGTTAGTGGTAATAATATAATGGAAGAAACGGATGTAAATATCAATGTTCAAAATAATGAACAAACTGAACAGGTTAATAATGAAACGCAATACAATAATAATAACAATGGTACACAATACAATAACAATAACACGCAAAACAATAATAATAACAATGGTACACAATACAATAACAATGGTACACAATACAATAACAATGATATGCAAAATAATAATAATAATATCAATGGTACGCAATATAATAGCAATGAAACACAATATAATAACAATAATGGTACGCAATCCAATTGGCAATCTAAAATACAAAATTGGAAAAACAATAATATAACAAATAATAATAATGAATCCAATATGTATACTTTATCAAGTAATGACAATCAATCACAAAATAATACAAATTCCGGAAATTCCGGAAAGAATTGGTTAGGTAATTTGACATCTAAGAATAATTATGAAAAACAAATACGAGAATTAAATAATAAAATTTATAAATTACAACAATCAAATAATAAGGGAAATAATGACACATGCCCACCGTGTCCAGCTTGCGATCGTTGCCCTGAACCCATATTTTCATGCGAGAAGACAATAAACTATCGTTCTCCAAATGTTGACCAATATTTACCTGTTCCTGTATTAAATGATTTTAGTCAATTTGGTAATCGTTAAATGATGTTTCATTTGAAAATAAAACATCATTCTATTTTTTCATTCGTTTTGTCTTACATTTAGAATTCATTTGAAAGGTTTCACATTTTGTATTTTGAGGTACAATTTTAATAACACATTTTGATTTTGTACCATAAAGAGGATCAACGCACCCTTTTTCTTTTTTTTTACGCGTTTTTTGAATGATTTTACCTTTATTACACCGAGCCCTAAAATGTTCATATCGTTCTCTTACTTGTTCGTAAGTTAAATTACTTTTCTTTTTTAACATTTTATTAATTAATTCGTGTAAATCATATACATATTTTGAAAAAGTAGCTCTTGATTTCATATGTTTCATTTTTAATGGTAAGCATTTTAAATTTTCACGAAAATTAATACGACAATATTTACATGGTAATACATATTTAAGTTGTAAGATAAATTTCCTATAATTTATCTTATCCATGACACTTGGATGATTTGGATAATTGAAACTAATGGTATGTAAACTATGCCATAAACTTGGCCCCCATACACTTGTTAACATTCCATCACCACTTTGAAAATCATTTAATTGAAATACACCTTTTGTTGTTTTATTCTTAGAATATTTATTTTTTTTCGTTTTTCCCATTGTATATAATGAAGAAAGTATTTTTCACCAATAAAATATACATCGTATAAAAATTAATATTTAAATAATATAAATGTCAGCGGAAGAAAAAAACGAACTATCTTGTTTAGAAAAATGTAAGGCGAAACAAAATGATCAAGATTTCAAGCAAAAAATGGGAGTTTCTACAATATTAATACTTGAATTATATCGCGTATTAATGGGGGCATTTTTAATTGCTTTTGTTCCTCAAAAGTGTGGTGAAAATATTTGCTCAATTAGTGAAAATCTAAGTAGAAATAGCATTTTGGCACAGTCTACAATTGCAGCTAACTCTATTACAGCATTAGCTTTTTTTGCATTGTACTTCATCGAGGTTAAACGAGAAAATAAATTAATTACTTATTTGGAAGTGAATAAATTTACAGCAGTTGATAATGATGCAGTTGGCGAATCACTAAAAAATCTCCCAATAACGAAAAGAAATACAATATTAAGATATGATAAACTATATCAAAATACCGGTTATGTTTCAACTTGTGCATTCATATGTAACACTGTATTAAGCGCATATGTTGTTTATAATCATTATTTTGATAGTAAAACGGCAACAGTCTTTTTAACAAACGTATTATTCATGGGGACAAAAGTATCAGATGTATATACAACGGTAAATACAAAGAAAAATATATTTTTTAGTGCTTATTTAAAACAAAAAGTACAGTTCAATGACGTTGATCCGGATAAATACGTTACATTAGATATTGAACAAGACTATAATTCTAGCAATGATTCAACTGTGGAAGGACAGCCCATTTAATTATATTTTGCTTGTATAATATTTTGAATCATCTTGACTTGATTCATTTTTGGAATAAACAAATTAACATTATACTGCTGTAAAATAATTTGCATATAGTAATCTTGAATATTTGTTTTTTTAATAATCGTATATTTTCCTGTTGTATAATTTTTTACAATCATATTAGTTTAATATAAAATTATAATTTTATATGATTTATATATATGAATTATATTGCCATTATAGGAGGTCTATTATTCGCAATGATTTGTGGAATTTCCGCATATATCTATTATAAACAATATAAAAAACAAAAAGAAGATAAATCTTTTCTAGAAAACAATGAGTTCTTAAAAGAAGGTACAAAAGCAAATGGTGAATTAATATTTTTTTATACAAAGTGGTGTCCTCATTGTAAAAAAGCAATGCCTATTTGGGAAAGTATTACAAATAGTAGTACATTTGCCAAATACAATTTAAATTTTGTTATGATTGATTGTGAAAATAAAGATCAATCTCATATTGCTACGGAGTTTAATATTGAAGAATATCCTAGTTATGTTCTTAGTATTAATGGGAAAAAATATGTGTATGATGCGAACTTAGACCCAAATACATTAGACCGATTTTTAACCGCCGTTTATAAGAAACTATAAACACATAAGATAAAATAAAAATAATTATTTCTATATTTATTTTATTAATGAATGAAGTTCCCCATTTGAATATCGATGAATTATATGAAAAAAAAAAGGAAGTCGATGTAAATCGTGTAAATATATACAATAAATTATTACTTAAAATTCATGCAAAAATAAAAACGTCATCTCGACAACAAGTACAAAATGAATTTTGCTATTATGTAATGCCTGAAGTATTAATTGGATATCCCAATTATAATTTTGAAGAATGTTTGATGTATGTATTGAGTAGTTTACAAGATGATGGATTTTTAACAAAATACGTACATCCTAATTTAATACTCATCTCTTGGAGACATTGGATACCTCAATATGTCCGCGATGAAATTAAAAAGAAAACAGGTAAAACAATTGATAAATTTGGAAAAGAAATCATATCAAATAATGTATTGAATAAACCGGATAAAAAGGTGTCGTTTAAAAATGATACAAAAAAAGAAGAACATAAATACAATCAAGGTTTTAAGCCCAGTGGTAAATTTATTTATGGAAAAGATGTATTATCCACAATCAATGATATATTATAATTTACCGCTTAAAAGTGCACGAACCCCAGTTCTAACTTTATCTACCATTTCTTTGTATCCACCTTGTTGTAATTCTTGTACTGGTTTAATTTGATTTTGTTTTTCGGTATTTGTATTATTTATAATTTTAGGAATTGCGTTTGGAACTTGTATAATTGGTTTATTTGGTATAACAGGAGAAGGTGTATTTGGAGTATTATATTTAAATTCAGGAGATATATTTGGAATATTTTCTGTTTTTGTACTTATTGTATTATTTGTTAATGGTTCAGGTGTCGGTAATTCTATATTTGTTTTAAGTTGCGTTTCATCTAATGGGTGTGTTTGTACTGGTGTATTTGACGGCATTGGTGTATTTTCGGTTATTTGATCATCACTTGAAATAGATGTTTCATAGAAAGGTTGTTGTGGTTCAGGTGCTACTGCATTGGCTGGTTGTGGTTCAGGTGCTACTACGTTGGCTGGTTGTGGTTCAGGTGCTACTACGTTGGCTGGTTGTGGTTCAGGTGTAACAACCTGAGGAGTTTCAGGAACAACCTGAGGAGTTTCAG